GGCCATGCTATGCTTGGTGTGCTCGTTGATCGCCGAGTGGAGCCGGAAGGCGGCGCTGCCAGGGTCGTATCCGACACCGGCCAGAATCTTGAGCGCGCCCTGTGATGGAGCCGCCGCGTAGGGTGCCACCTCACCCACATCTTCCGCGCCCAATATGCGGCCCGGTGCGCCCCAGTAGTCACACGGTGCTTGACCGGATCGCAACACGATGCCACGCGCTTCGTTTGCGGCCACGCGCGCATCGGACATCCAATACACTTGCCCAGGCAAGAACTTCTGGCCCTCGTACTGGTGACGGACTTTCGCCACAACCAACATGTGCTCTGGCACTAACGACTGCACCGCGCCCCAACGATCCGTTGCGTCGTCGGCAAGCGCGGCGTCGTGCTGCGCGGCAAACTTCTGCATCGCGTCGATTGCGGGCGCGAGTGGCACGGCGTCCCGTGGGAGCAACGCCGTGCCGTTCACTTATACCGCCACGATGTCGTCCAGCACCACGAACGGAGACACCACGTATTCCTTCACCGAGGCAGCCGACTTGTACGAGTAGGTGCCGTCCGGGATCGGGATACCGCCCTCTCGCATGAAGAAGCGGTACGCCGTGATGTCGTTGCGGAAACGGAAGTGGATCGACGACTCGATGGTCAGCGCCTGACGAAGCGCCATCGCGTAGAACTCGCCGTTTCCAAGGGCCACATCGCCCTCAAGGCCCAATACCCGCATGAGCGGCGTGACCACCACCGGCATACCCAGCAACTGCATCTGCGGACGGCCCTGCAAGTTGGTCACGAACGTCACCAGCGTCGTGCCCGACAAGGACAGGTTCATCAACTGTGGAATCACCGAAGGGTGAATGAACCACGTGGACGCCGCGCCCATGACGTGCCGAGCGTACATGTTGAACACGTCCGCAAGCCGGAACTGGCCGGCCGTCGTACGGGCCACACGGTGCAGCGAAGGGTTGTTTTCGTGGAACGCACCGAGCGGCATTGCCACACCAGTCCCGTCTGCCGTGATGTGCTCGTTGACCGTGTTGACGATCTGACCACCGATGACGCTCTGCACCGCAGGGGCCAAGTCGCCGGTCATGTCGTCGGCCAGCGTTTCGTCGCCCAGCTCCGTGTACCCAGCGTACTTGTACACCGTCAGGAGGCGCTGGAGGAACTTGGGCTCGAACTCAGGCTTGAGCGCGGCTTCCCCAACGATGGTGACAGCGGCGATGCCCGCCATCGGGCGGCTCGTGCCCGTCGCATCCGTCTGGACGAGATACGGGATACGCAGCGTACGGCCACGCACGGAGAACCGACGCGCCGTAGCGAACAGACCGCCGACTTCGACGGGCACCTGAAAGATCGACTCGACTTGCTGGAGCGGGAGCAGGAACTCCGCACCAGAGGGATCGCCGGAGCCGGCCGTGATGGTGCGCGTGGTAAACTCTTCCAGCGCCCCGAGCACCTGTGCCTGACGGGCCGTAAGCGGCTTCACGCTGGCGCGGGCCACGGCGAGGATCAACCCGTTGGGACCACCAAACGCTTCGCGCACTGTCTCGCGCAGGGTGCGGACCTGCGTCTCGTACGTCGCCTCTTCCGGTGCAGAGCCCGTGTGCGGGGCGCTGCGCGTGGTCGGCGTGCCCAGTCCACCCTGATCCTCGATTTCTTCATCGGGCGTGAAGTTGGCAACGGCGGCGGCGCGCATTTCGAGCGCCTTCGAGGACTCTTCGATCTTGCGTACTTCGTCTGCCGACAGCGTGACGCTGACATCCATCAGTTGCGCGCGAAGTTCTGCGGCTTCGTTTCGCAGTACGGCAGCGGCGTCCGCTGCGGCACGGCTTTTGGTCTTGATCGCCATGTGGTGGCCTCTTTATGAAGTCAACGTGAGGCTGCGGCGGTATGCCATCAGCCGGTCGTCCATTGTGGCATCACAGGGCTCGTCGCCGCCGTGTCGGGGTGCTGCGATTGCTGCGTCCTGCGAAGAGGAGTCGTCCTCGCTCTTGTTGTACAACCGTGTCAACATCGTATCCATCTCTGCGCGAGTCAACTGCCGCGCCGCTTGCGAGAGCAGGGCTTCGAGTGTTTCACGGGAAACACTTCGGACGCCGGTCACATTGGACCCTGGTACCGCGTTGCGTGGCGCGAGGCTGATCTCGTCTAACTCGATCTCGGAGAAGTCATATACGTCCCGATCTCCTGACCGCGCCCAGTTCCCTGACCGCTCAAAGAACCCGATGGACAATCCGGTTTCCCCGCCGGCCAGCATGACTGCGCGCACGTACTCTTTCTGCTTGCGGCCCGCTTCGGTGTCGAACAGATCCGCGACCATCGCTTCCCCGTCGCCCACGGCGTCAAGCGACCGGATCACACCAACGTGTGTGTCTGTCCCGTAGCCGTCACCGAACCCGTGGTTGACGAACAGCTTGACCTTGCCTGACCGCACCTTCTCGCGGGTCTTGTCCATGCACCCGCGCAGGAAGCGCGTTCCGTAGGCGTCGATTACGTCGTAGCGGACAGCCACGCCGGTCACGCGGCCACACACGCCGTCTGACAGTCCTTCTTCCTCAACCGACATCGCCGTCATGCGAACCTGCAATATCGGCATCGTGGCGCTGCGCTTCATAGTGTGCCCTCTCGGTCAGAATACATCGTGGTGCAGCGACAGTTGGTGACTTCATCACTCGACCCGTTCGGGTCATGCGCGTACCGTAAGCCGTTCGGGAACGCCGATTCCATGTCGATCCAGCCGGCTCCGTCGCATCGAATGTGGGACTCTCTGACGCGCAGGTCGCGCTGAGACAGCCACCGCTTCTTCCGCACCGTGGGTGTTTCCGACGCCACCATCATCTCTGCTTGGTTTAGAAGGCCGACCGATTCTGTCGCCGCCACTCGCTTCGCTAACCCCTTCCAGTCTAACGCTCGCAAGGCAGCGGCCAACTCCGGGGCGCTAATGTTGGCGGCCCGCGCCAGCGTCGTGATCTCGCTGATCCGGCGAGCGATGGTGTCGCCCATGCTGCGCGCCAACGTCTCTAGCCGCACCCTGATCCCCGCACGGAACTTGGGGGTGTCCGCGTCGAATGGCAACGCGAGTTCCTCGGCCATCTCCTGCGCGGCCCGCTCCATCATTGCCGACATCCGGCGCATGAAGAGGCGTTCGATCATACGGCGCACCGCGCCATTGACGCCGAACACTCCCGGCAGTGCGCCGAGAAACCGATCCCACCACGGGTCGCTTTCAGATCGCACGACCCCGCCGTCTGCGGCAATCTCCATGAGCCGGATCACAGCGCGCACGGCTTCCTCGTACGCTTCGCCCGCCATCTCTTCGATCATCGGCTCCAAGGCGCGGGCGCGCTCGTCAAAGACGGCCCACGCGGCGTCTTCCTCTTCGGTCGTCAGGTCCGGTGCGCCACCCGTCCTCACGCGGGAGCCCACGGCGGTGCGAGCGGCCGGCGCGGGTGCGCTCGCTTGCCGCTCCGTGTTGTTGTTGGAGTCGGTGATCCCGTCAGGGCCATCGACCTGCTCACTGACGGTCGCGCCTTTGGCTACCGCGTCGGCCGTCTTGGCTGACGCAAGGACTGCTGCCGCTTCTTCCGCTCGCTCATTCGCTGCCAGGGCCTCTTCGATCGTTTGGAGCATCGCCGCTTCGGTGGTGTGCTGGGCGTCCATCTGCTCTGGTAGTCCGTTTTCTGCACGGGCCTCCTCGATGGTGACGATGCGCGAGGCGACCATGACGGCGCTACGCTGGGCGATCTCTGTCGGCGTTTCGATGATGGCGGCAATCGCGGACGGGGAGAAGCGCGCATACACCGACCCGAACTCTGGGGTCAGGCTGATGTCGAGCGACTCTTGGATCTCCAGCCGCATCGGGGCGCACGTTTGCTGCTCCAGCCGACGCCGCGCCTCTTGGTACTGCGACCCTGAAAGCCCGCCTTCCTGTCCCTTGGCGCTGGACGCGCCGACCATGCGCGGATCGACGCCGAACGCCGCACAGATGTCTTCGCGCGTGATACCGCGCAGCGACGGGAACTCCAGATCCTTGAGGCTATGCCCGATGACTTGCAGCGACTCGACACCGCCCATGAAGCGTGTGCGACCACGCTCGCCCTGCTCCACCATCTTCTCGTGCCACGCCTCTTCGGCGCGCTTGAGCGAGTCGATGCCGACGCCCTGCCGCCCGAAGAACACGAGGGCCGGGATGCCGCTGTTGTGGAGGATCTGTCGCACGTAGTCCGACGCCTTCGTGTCGGTCAATATCTGCTTGAGCGCGGCCAAGGCTCGGGGAAACCCGAAGTACATATCGGGGTCGATCAGCAGGTCTTTCGTGTGGATCATGTCGGTCCACGGACTGACGACTTGCCGGCCGTCACCGCGTGACCACACATAGGCCAGGATGTCGCTACTGGCTTCGTCCACCACGATGTTCTGCAACCGCTCAGGGTGGATGATCCGTAGCCGGCTCACCGTCCCGTTGGCGCTGCGCGTGATGTGGGCGTAGGCGTTGCCGTAGAGTGCAAAGTGCAACGCTTGGGTGCGCCGGAACCGATGCCCTGACCACTGCGGGGCTGGCTGGTCCAAGAGCTGCTGGAGCGCATCGCGCGGGTTGAGTGCAATCTCCCCGTTGGCCGTGACCGTGTACGACTCCAGCCGCGCCGTCGCGATCTGGTCGGCAATGATGCGGGCACACGCATTGACGATGGCGTTGGCCTCGAAGCCTTCACGACGCAGCGCCTCGCCATCTCGGCGGTAGTCGGCGGCTTCCATCCCGCGCACCATGGAGAACCCGGCATCGACCTCGGCGGCGTACGGCGAAAAGTCGTCCATCTTGGGGCCAGCGAACGACCCGCTGACCGTTTGGCGCAGGTTCGGTGCGCGCCGTGGGATGCGGACGTGGGTCACAGGACTACCAACTCGTCTTCTGCCATCAACTCGGTTGCACCCCATACCATCGCGTCCATGCGATTCGGAGAGGAGGCCGAAGGATCGTCGGGCTGGAACTGTGTCATTTCGTCCTCCAACTTGTGATGGAGCCCCACCATGTGTGCGCGTTTCTGCTCCCAGAGCATCGCGACGGGCTCAGCGCGTTTCGCCTTGCCTCGTGATGCCCAGACCAAGGAAACGGGCACGTTCCGGTTGGTTTGCGTAATGGCGGCTGACACAAGATCACCCCCATTGATCTTTT